CTGGCACAACGCTCGAAACTTCATGAGCTATAAACCCATCAAGCAGGGTATTCGACTCGTCACTTATAAAATTAAATTGAGCAGGTTTTAATTGTTTAAGTCTGCTAGTGGCTTCCCATGTGTAATTTATGTTTTCTTTTAATCTATAATCAGACGTCGTGTTGTAGGCCACAGCGGTATTACCATTGTTGGTAATCGTTCCGATTACGGCGTTATTTGCTGCGTTGGCAAATCGCATAAGGCTACCGCCAGCATTAGAATTAAAGGCTCCAAACGCACCTGTCGTGGAAGCATCAGATCTTGCAACTATCATTCCGGGGCCAATGGCACCAGTGCTATTTACGAGAAATACGCCATCGGTGCCAAACCTTGCTACTTCTCTTTCAGTGGCGCTTTCGGTTGTTTTAAATCTTATACTCGACGCTTGTGCGCCGCCGCTGACATTTTCAGCAACAAAGTTGATTCTGCCCATCGTGCTGAAGCCGGTAACTTTTGCTGCTATTCCACCTATTTCTCCTTCAGCTACATTTCTGCTAAAAAACAGCGTTTTCAAATTTGCGTCATCTGCTGAAATGTCTATTGATAATGGAACAGTCAAATTTGCTGATGTGCCTGAGTATTCAGTTGTCGTGCCTACAAGAAAGTGGCCATTAGAAAGAAATCTTCCCCTTTCATTTGCTGCCGTGTAAAAATTCATAGCATCATTGCTATGGTCGTAGCCTACCTGCCCATAGTTTCCGCTAGATCCATCACTAAATAATAAAGCGTTAGCAGTAGAGTCAGTTGCTCCTTGCAGTTCCAAGTAATTTTCACCAGAGCCGGAAACGTCAACCAGTGCTACTGTGTTGGTGCCGCCTCGTGCGCTTGTTCCGTCACCGTTAATGCCAACCCGATCATTACCGCCATCGACGAACAGCATATGAGTTTGGCCGTTTGACTCGACGCGGAAGTCTGAGTCGTTGCTATCCTCGTTAAAAACAACATTACCAGATGCGTCTATTTCGAGCCGAGAAATTGCAGTCACAGCAGCGCCAGCACTACCGGATACCGCGCTCGTAAATGTATGTTTTCCAGCCTCTTGAGAGTAACGACTAGCTTCATCAGCGGTTATGTATGCAAAAGCACCAGTGTCGGAATCCACATACATGTTGTCAGTAACATGCATTCCGAAAAGACCGCCAGAGCTTAAGTTTTCTGACACCAAAGATCCTTTTTCGCCAAGGAATAACTGCGCCCATGTAGAGTGAATGTCAGACCTCGGAGCTACCCCTATAGAAACCGCACTTGTTCCACCATCGACAAAGAAGCCATGCGTTCTCGCATCTGACTCAACTCGAAAATCGGTATCCGCACTTGCGTCATTGATTGCGACTTCCGATGCGCTAACGGATATTTTAGCAACAGTATCAATTTCAGTTAGTACATTACCTGCTTGAATTTGAAATCCGTCACGCCCACTTCCTGCGCCTGATGCGTTAGTCATCAACACCGCTGAATCGTTAGAAAAAACGTGTAAGTTTGCTCCGCCACTTTTGCCGACTATGAGGGCGTCACCGTCTGACGACGGAAGGATGGTTGTGTTACCTCCCAGAGTGGAAGTTCCGCTTACATCTATCGTGCCATTTATATCAATAGCAGTAGCCGTTAAATCAATCTCGTCCGTAGCACCAAGCGATAAGACCGTAGCAGACGAACCTTGAATAAACTGGCTCGCATCATTAAACATTAGCTTGTTGGTAGAGTTGAGCGTTAGGCCAGAGCCATCGGTGTGAGTAAGCGTTGTGTCGCCATCTGCGCCGAATGTGATGACGGCGCTATCGGAGGTAAAAGTTAAATCGTCTCCAACTTTCAAATCGACGACATTTAAACTTGCAAAAGCATCAACTACAGCAGCGCCACTACCGGCGCCATCTAGATAGACGACTTTCACGTCTCCCGGCGGGATCGTTACATTAGCCCCACTACCTTGAGAAATAATAATATTTTGTGACCCGGAAGTTCCATTTTCTATGAAGTGCAAACGCGATAGTGTATTTGGTGCGATAGTGATGGTGCAGGCTGAATCGAGTGTGCCGGTGTACTTAATGTACATAGATCGTGCTGGATCTGTAGAGCCATCGGCTACGGTGGAGGTGTGAGTATCGGCGTTAGTAGTAATGGCTTCAGTGCCAAAAGAAAGAGCTTCACCTATCAATTCAAGGTTGACATTTGTCTCGGTTCCCCAAGTTCCACTTGATTCTCCAGTACCGATCTCTTTTAATCTGAGGTCATTTACATACGTTGCCATTTTCTATTCTCCTTTCTGCATTATAGCAAAAAATTATCAAGCTGCATCTCGGCCTGCTTTTATCTCCTCATAACCGGGAGTTTGTGTTGTACTTATTGTAGCGTAATTAGGAGTTTGTGACGTATCTATTTCGCCGTACACTAAAGTCGTGCCGACACTTACTGTCGCTGACTGACCTGTAGGCGTTACGTTAGCAGCTGCATTTGTTGAGACCGATCCCAGTCCAGAAGTCATAGACAAGCCTGTAACTTCTGCCACAGCATTGTGGTGTACTTCTACGGATCCAAGTGCTGAGGTTACAGCTCTCCCGGTAGGTGTTACGTTGGCTTGAGCGACAACCGATACTGAGCCTAGCCCGGATGTAACCGATTGTCCTGTGAGTGCTTGGTTTGCTTGCGCAACAACCGATAGTGAACCTAGGCCAGATGTTATTGCACGGCCTGTCGGTGAAACGTTTGCCTGTGCAGTTACGGTGACTGATCCAAGGCCAGATGTTATCGCCTGCCCAGTTACGTTAACAGGTAGTTCGGTTCCCCAAGCGCCTTCATCCCACGCGCCTCGACCCCACCCGTTAATGTTGGCCATCAGCTAAGATCCGTTTTTGCGCTTTCTAAATACGCTTTGATGTGCGTTAACTCTTCTCGCACCGGACCTGTTATATAGTCGAGCAACAAGATCGAATCTATTTTCGCAATCGCCGCCTCTATATTTTCAAGTGTAGTCATATGCTAGTCCTGTGCTACTAGCATTATAACTAATAAAACGCAACTAGGAAGCTACTCCCTGAAACTTGCG